TATTCCTAAACAACATCTGTCTTGCAAGTCTTTGAGCCGCTTTAGGGTTGCTAGTAAATGGTAAGTTTAAGTCTAGTACAGACTCTACCCCATTATCCTGAGCGAGAAAAGCACTAGAGTTAATTTGCGGGTAGTCAGCACTAACCCAACCTGCGTCAGCATCTACAAAAGTTCCACGTACTGCATTAAAGTTATTTGACATAGACATCTTAGTGTCAAGTGATATGCCACTTCTAAGGTCGTCTAGTGTAAGTATTTTTGTAGGAGTTACGAAAGCTCCAACAAAGAGTCTCCAAGAACCTGATCCCCAGAATAAAGTACCTCCACACGAAGTCATCATGTTTTGTAGTACGTTGCCTATTTGCTCAGTTGATTGTACTACTCCGTTAATAGCATACTGTTTTGTACTATCTGATAATACTGTAGTGTCTGCACTTATAGAAGCGGCTTCTTCAAAAGTAGCGTAATCAATACTACTGTCGTTTAGTCCATACTCAGAAGTTAGAAAGTCTCTTATTATCCAAGCGGCATTATCAGTCCAAGCAGGTGTTTGTGCTACACCGTTAACAGTAGTAGCTACCTTCTTACCTTTTATCACCGCAGTTACTACAGGCACACCATTTGCAAAAACACTTGAGTCGTATTCAAACCTACAATATAAGTAAGATAACCCTTTACCTACAAAGTCAGCATTAGTAGAAGTCTCGTTGTGTAGAGTTGTAGCTAGTGTCTGTGTAGAGTTAGCAAAAGTATCTGTAGCACTTGTTTGATCTCCTTTGTGTACGTAGATCTTAACTTTGTTGTCCCATATAGGTTCAGTAACATTCTCGTTAGTCATTTGAACTAAGATGTCGTTAAGATATATACCTTCTACACTATCTACTTCGTGTCCAGCTATAGTTATTATTTGGTGAAGTATCTTATTGTCACCCCCACTAGACTCAGCAAAAGTTAGAGATCCACCTTTTCTTACCTTACCATAAACAAACTGAGAAGGAGATAAAGCACCTTTAGAGTTAACTTGTAAGCCGTTAGATTGATTAACCCCATTCAAACCATCAGGTTTAGGTGTCAAAGCTCCTATTAAAGCGGTTGTTACCATAGTTAAAGCTACGTAAGTTAAAGCATAAACTGTATAGTAAGTAGCGGCAGAAGCTGATGCACCCACTATAAAAGTTGTAATAGCTGATACAGGATCTTTAGGTGCTACTTCATGTATATTTTTGTGTCGTAATACGTTAAAAGGAGTGTTGTGTTTATTTATTGACATACCCAAGCACTTTCTACATCTTCAATGTTTAATCTTGTTAGGCCTTCCCTATTAAGGAAGACAGCCCTAGAGCCGAGGGAAATACCGAGAGCGACACCAGTTATCCAGCGACACCCTTTCTTAGTTGTAACTAGGCTACCAAATACAGGTCGATCAATTCTAGTTAGTTTAGTAGTTAAACCTTCATCTAAAGAGTTAAAACCAAAGTCATCTCTCATGCTCCTTGGCCCTTTAGGATGTACTCCGTTGCTTTGCATGTACAAGCCTTCCCAATCATCAGCATAACCCACACCGTACATAGCTTTAAATGCACCGTTAGTAAAAGTAAAACAGTCGTGTACACCCCACTCAAAGGGAATACCTATCATTTTATCTAAGTAAGAGTTTAACCTGATGTAGTCTGCTTGCCCCATGTTACTGTCTGATCCTGCATTGACTGTACGTAGGAAAAGAAGGTATCTCCATCGTATCGGGATTGTTGATTTTCATTAGTATATCTCCATCCACTAGAGCGTTCTAATTCTATCAGTTTACTTTCTATAGTTAAAGCGATTGTACTTGTATCTGCCTCATCAACTATTGTCATCTTGTCCATCTTACCAGAGAAGATTTCCACAACAGATGAATTACTTTGCTCACCTAAGTACAACCTCGCCACTCTTCTTTGATAAGGCTCTTGTAGAGCTAGAGAGACTATAGAGTTAGGTAGACCAGTTAAAGTTACCTCTAAAGACTTAGAAGCTAGATCTCCTACCTCCTCTAGATCTCCAATGGAAAGTAAGCTACCTGTACCTGTGAATACCTGATTACTACCTTGTACGTTTATAGTTTTATCACCTAAGCCAGTCCACAAACGTAGAGGAGAAATGTCAACATTACTGCCATCTGAACCCACAATAGTTCTAGTGTCAAACATAAGTTCTATAGCGAAGTAAGGTTGTATTTTATCTCCAATAAGAGCAGACAGCAGTGAGGAAGGTATTGCTCTACTCATCCTACTACCTCCATTGCTCCAAATGAAATACCAAAGAAACTTGCATCATTAACTGACCAAGAAGTTTCGTTAGCTGATAATCTAAAGACTCCAGCAGAATTAGTTAGGTTAGCTGACACACTTGATCTAGCTTTTCTTAGCTTAGGCCATATCTCTAGAGTACCATCTCCAGATTGATCTTGTAGTACTTTATGTAGAGTAGAATCTGAGGCAGTGCCTAGTTGAATATAGTCACCAGCTTTAAGTGTACCAGTCATAACTACACCTACAGAACTAGCACCTACAGTACCTGTTATAACAGCAGATGTTGCAGTACCTCTCACAGTCTTAGCTGATGGGTCGTTAAGTAGGAATGTACCTGACATACCCTTTAAGCTCATCAGAAAGCTAATCCAAGTCTCTGCATCATCTCTATTCATAGGTGGTAAACTAATGTCAGCTTCCCACATCTCACCATCATAAGATTGTGTCTGTTGCTTATAAGTAAAAGGAGACATAGATACAGCAACTGTATTCTTAGCTCTTAGTTCAATACTAGCCATACCAATGTTAGTAGGTAAAGCAAGTGGGTAAGAAATAGCCATTATGCCATCGCCCTTCCATAGCTACCACCACGTCTTTTAGCATCTAGTACTGCACCTTTAGCACTGTCTGCAATCTGTGGCATCATTTGTCGTATCTCAGCACGTACAGTTTGTTGTACTCCTGTAGATACATTTATGTTTTGTACGATAGTAGTTGAACCACCACCGCCTTCCATCTGTACTCCTAACTTACCATTAGCTCCACGTTTAAGTGGCATGATAGCCTCAGGGCCAGCCTCTCCCATTAGTCCAGTTTTACCACCAGACATAGCGAATGTAGTAGGACCTCCAACTACACCACCATTAGCGTAGGCTTGCACTTGAGATCCATTAGATATTACACCCCCGTCAGCGAAACCTAATCCTCCAGAGATAGCGGCTACCATTTTCTTAACTACAAGAACTCTATAAAGCTCTTTAATTATGTCAACAGCCATAGCTTTGAAAGCATCCTTAACAGAAGCTGTACCATCAACCATAGACATAAATGCTTTCTCCATAGAAGCCTCTATAGAAGCACCTAAAGACTCTTGCTCTTCTTTAGCTTTCTGTAGAGCCTCATGTCTTTTAGTTTCAGCATCTGTAAGTTTAAGAGTGTTTTCTATTTGCTTAATTTGAGAAGGGGTTATTATACCATCATACTCATGTTGTATATCTAGTAGCTTTTGCTTAATTTCCCTTTCACTACCAAAGAGTCCTATAAGTTCTCCCTCTACCGTCTTCTCGTGGTTTAGTTGAGCTATATAGTCTGCTAGTTTTCCAGTCTTAGCTTTTATTTCATCTGCATCTTTATCTTCAGTTTCTTCAAAAACTCCACCCATACTCATGAGAGCAACGTCTATACTGCTAGGAGACGCAATTCCACGACCTCCACCACGAGCCGCCATAGAAGCAAGTTCTTTTTGCCGTATTTCTTCTTTTATTTGAGCTATTCTTATAGTCATAGCAAGATCTGCGGCTTCAGTCTTAGCTTTCTCTTTGTAGAAGTGTTTTATAGCCTCAAGTCGGTTTTTTGCCTGTCTTGCTTCAGCTTCACCTGCGTCTGTTACTTGACCTCCCATTCCCATAAGAGCTACATCTGTTTTGCTAGGAGCTATAGCACCCCTACGGCCTTGCATACCTGCGTATTCTTCAGCCTTAAGTTTCTTGACAATCTCAGCTACTCTTATCTTACTCTCTAGGGCTTTCTTCTCTTCGGCCTCTTGAAAATCGTAGAATACTTTAAGTGCGTCTTTTTTCTTTTTTAAGTCGTTAGTTTCATCTGCTAACTGCTTCTTTAAAAGTGTAGCACTAATACCTTGCTCTCGAACAGCTCTATCAAAAATATTACCTAGCTCTTCACTAACACCGTGAAGCTCTGTTGAAGTAGACTCAACAGCACTACCTATATCGTCTAAATTGTGGGATGTTCTTATAAGGTGTTCGTAGTTTTGTATTATACCTTTTATAGCTTCAGATTGCTCATCCTTGAGTTTCTTATCTTCTTTAGATAATTTGTTAGCTTCTACGCCAAAAGTAAGAGTCCTCTTAAGAGCGTTCATAAATCCACTTGTATCGACAGATTCAAATAAAGAAGGTATCATAGCTAGGCCAGATTCCTGCATATCTAAGACTCTTAGCCTTGCTAATCTACCTGTAAGTTTACCATAGTCTAACTCTATCTTTTTAAAAGCTGTCTCGAATGAGGCTGACATAGATACGCCAAGTGATTCGAAGAATGTTGGCACTTCTGCAAATGCCCCTTTTAATTCATCAGCACTCTTCTTACCAGCTTCTGCGGTTTCCATAAACATTCTACCTACAGCAGAACCAATAGGTATAAGGATACCAAGCGCGGCTGATAGACCTACAGCGGCTCCCATACTTAACCCAAGAGGACCAGCTATCATAGGTAGGATACCTGCTAACTGTGAACCCTGTTGACTAAATGCAACAAAAGCACTTGTGCCACCCTGAACCTGAACTGCAAAGTCACCAAACTGATAACCAAGCTGTTGAATAGCCATATTAGAACCATTCATCTTGTTTCTAGTATTACCAATAGCTTTTCCAGAAACCATTTGTGCGGCAGTTAGTTTTTTTGTGGCAAGAGTTAAAGAGTCTGTAAACTTAGTCTCTTGTTGTACTTTTACTCCCAACTTCATTATTTGGGAACGGGTCATTCTAGAAGCTACATCTAAATCTTTTTGTGCTTTTACAATCTGATTTATACTCTTCATATAATTCTTTTGATTGCCAGTCTTAGCGAAGTCTTTAGCTACTAGAGTTAAAACTCTTTTAGTCTGATCAGCAGTCTTAACTAAACCTGTAAGCTCCCTGTAATCTACCTTAAGGGCTAATTGTATTGCTCCTATATCATCCATTCACTGTCCCCATATAAACTGTATCAACACGTTTTATAGCCCCTATATCCCTAGAGGAAATATGTGTCTCAGTCAGTTCCTTCCATGCTTTAATTTCAATATAAGTTATCGGGTTAGGTCCAGAGAATCCCATAGATCTACTATTGCTTAATGCAATAAAGGCAGACCAGACATGAGATAGTAGCGATGGAAAATATGTCGGTGGTTCCAGTGCTTCAGGTCTACGTCCAGTCTGCCTTTCTACTTGTTCTAAGTGTTCTCGTTCTGTAGTGCCATCCTTATCAGGTTGATTGAGCTTAAACTGATGTTCAGCCCACTCACATAACTGATTAGTTAGGCTTTCGTAAAATCCAGAGAGTCCGCAAGTGCCTCCTCAATCTGATCCTTAATCCAGAATACTTCGTCGTAAAGAATCCTAGCTTTACTAGCGGACAACTTAGGTTGCTCTTTGTTGTAAGTTATGTTCCACTCAGAAGTTATCTTAGACAACATATCTAGTGTAGCTTTTTCCATATCTTGAGCTGTTAAGTTCGTACTCTTATTAGACTGCATATCTTTAAGACGTTTATTAGTTTGTTCGTGCATTAACTCTTTGTACTCTTTAGAGTGACTAGCAAATACAACAATAGTCATATCTGTCTTATCATCATTCTTAAGTACAACACCAGTGTTAGGGTGTTTTAGCTTTACTTCTACAGTGTTACTTGTAGGCTTTAGATCCATTAAATCCATGTCGAGTTCCTTTAATGTCGGGATGTATATAAGTGTGGGAACTCCCGACCCGACTCAAGAGTCCCCACTAACCTTAGCTAAGGTATTACGTTATGAAGGTCGTGTGATCTTCAAATTAGTTAATTCAGTTGTGTCGTATAAAGCAACGAAAGACAAACTAATCATTCGGCTTGTAGGTCCATCGACCCCAACATCAGCACTGTTTATTTTGACTTTAGGGAATTGGAATGTGTAAGAGTTGTTACCTGTAGGATCATCAACTGACACTTCAATTTCTGTTTCTGTCTCGTTAAGGAAACGGTTAATTAGAGTTGCATCCTCAAAGTAAGCTGTTAGTGTACCTTCAACTTCTGCTCTACCATACTCTAATGATGGTGCGCTATCATCTCCAATTACGAAAGTGGGTGCGAAGGAATTAGTGAGTGTGAAGTCTAGCGCAGTTACGATAGCTACGTTAGCGGCTCCACCTACGTTACCAATACCAATGTTACCTGAGTAAGCATCAAATGGTGCGGCTCCTGAAGCGGCTGTCTGTGTCTTCTCAGTACCGCTTATAGTCATATCCTTACCAACCATCCCAAAGGTAGTTGTTACCATTTGGTTAGGTGCAAGTGAGACACCCATAGTAGAAACTGAACAACCTGTAAATACTCTAGATTGATCAATGTCTGCGGCGTAGTCTTCTATAGAAAAGAACTGAGGTGTTGTGCCTACTTTAAGAACAGCACCTGAAAAAGCACTTAGCATAGCTGATTCTAAGAAGTCGTCGTAGTCAGCATCTCTTAAGTCTACTACAATATCTCCAGCTACTTGTCTATTACCGTGTCGATCTACACGAGGCATACGGTCAGCTTGGATGTCGTTACCAGCTACACGGTCTTTAGTTAAGTTTAAAGAGTGAGTGCTGAATGGAAGGTTAGTAAATGAACCAGCAGGTGTCGTACCGAAAGTAGTTTCGGTTTTATAAGACAGGCTGGAGCGTGATCCTTGTGCAAAGGCCATAGTGTATTCTCCTAGTTATTTATAAATGTACCATCCGATATTAATCGGAACATAGTACCAAGGGCTGTCAATCAAACCTTGTTGCCTTTCAGCGTAGTCGATTGATACTTTAATTGTTTCTGATTGTGAGTTAGTAAACGATATGTCAGTAGTAGCTTGAAATGCGTTTATAACTTTGTTAACGTAGTCGTCTGCGGTTGAAGGTCCGTTACCCTCTGGAGTAAATACTGTAACAGCAAATACCCCTTGATACCTGAGTTGAGGGTTTAAGCCCCGTACAGCAGGTCTAGTTACTGTAGGCAGGTATTGTACCCTAATGAAGCTAGTACCCGTTGTAGGCTCAAATACAACATTCTCGTAAGCAATATTAGGTAGGTTAGCCGTTGTAGAGATGTGTGTCTCAAGCGCGGCTCTTATGTCGTTGTGTATACTAGCCATATTTATTCCTTACCTTCGTGAAGATATTATAAGGTTGTGTAAACCTCCAGTCAGGTCCACCTTTTTCTACATCTATAGCATGAGGTGATCCATTCCTAAGAACAATAGTATCTTTGTAGTTAAAGTCTTGTATACTATTTATATCGTTTAATAGATTATTAAGACCTTCCGAATACATAGCACTTACACTTGCTTTTTTAGGTCTACCTTCAGAGGACTTACCTCTAGGTCTACCTGAACCAACGCCATAAGAAAAAGATGTTATATAAGCCCCAGTGTCTACTGTAGGGATAGATAAATCCATAGTGTATAAAGCTATTTTTTCTAGTCTATCTTTTACAGCTAATTCTACTGCCATATCAACTTTACTTTTTAACTTAGATATAGTTTTTTCTAGGTTTACTACCTGCTTCATATCCTACTCCTGTACGTCACATAGGTAACACATAGCTACACCATTAGAGAATATAGAAACTGCTCTAGTTATCTTAACTGTGTCACCATTGCCTATAATTAAATCGTCAAGGAAAGGATCTACCTCTAAGCCCAGAGAAGGCACTACGCATTTACGTGTACCACGAACAACTTCATTAGGGTTCTGACTAGAATAATCATAGAAGTATCCAGTAAAAAGATAGTCAGTTGTAGCTGAACCTACTACAGAACCTGTAGATGGGTTGTAGTTACCTCCCGTAGTAACTTTACGTAAGGTAAGTGTCTCACCAAAGTCCTCAACTAGCCTGAGTAAATCAAATGCTCTAAAAGACATATGTTACTCCTTCTATTCGTATTCAGATGATTGGT